ACCAATAGAAACTCAAAACGAACAGTCATACCGGTACTCTGTTGTGTACTACTCGTTAGAACAAATGTGGAAGTGTGAGCCTATTGACGATGAAATAGTTAGAATACGAGAATCACAACAGGTAAAAGAGAAAACAAGAATAGACCCTGAACACAAAGCAAAGCTCCAAGAAAGAGCAGACGAACTACGCAGACAATCGCAAAAAGAAAAGCAAACAAGCGATATAAAAAACAAAAAGTAATATGGCAAAATCTGACATAAGTAAAAACGCAATGCTCCAAGCACTTGAAAAGTCGCTTGGTGTTGTTACCTCCGCTTGTAAGAGCGTAGGTATTTCACGTGAAACACATTACCGTTGGATGAAAGAAGATGCGGAGTACAACGCATCGGTACGGGAGCTTGAGAACGTAGCCATAGACTTTGCAGAAAGTCAACTACACAAACAAATAAGCAAGGGCAACCCAACGGCCACTATCTTTTATCTAAAGACCAAAGGCAAGGCACGAGGATATGTGGAGCGTCAAGAGATACAACACGACAGTCCGGACGGCCTTCGCATAGAGATTGTAGATGGCAACACTTCAGACTAACGTTGTATTCAGGCACCTACAAAACAGTACAAGTAGGATTGTTATTGAACAAGGCGGTACTCGTTCCGGTAAAACATATAACATTCTTATATGGATAATATACTACTGTCTAAACCCTGACGTTAGCGGACAAACAATTACTATTTGTCGTAAGACCTTTCCATCGGTTCGTGCTTCCGTGATGCGTGACTTCTTTGAGATACTTGAACGGGCCGGTCAATACAAGCCGGACCAACACAACAAAAGTAGAAACGAGTATTACCTCTCCGGTAATATGGTTGAGTTCATATCGCTTGACCAACCGCAAAAGGTGCGTGGTCGTAAGCGTGATATGTTATATATCAACGAGGCCAACGAGCTTCACTTTGAGGACTGGCAGCAGCTTATAATGCGTACCTCCGGTAAAATCATATTAGACTACAACCCTTCGGACGAGTACCATTGGATATACGACAGGGTAATACCAAGAGATGATGCCGAGTTCTACAAGACTACCTACGTTGACAATCCTTTCCTTTCCGATGCTATCGTATCGGAGATTGAAAGACTGAAAGAAACTGACGAGAACTATTGGCAGGTGTACGGCCTTGGTGAGAGGGGACAAAGCAAAGCAGTAATCTTTACCCACCAAACGGTTGAGGCTATTCCGGAAGGCGCATCGTTGATTGCAGCAGGTATGGACTTTGGTTTTACCAACGACCCCACCACCCTTGTTGTAGCATACCGCAAGGACATAGACTTGTACTTTGAGGAGCTTGTATATGAAACGGGACTAACCAACAGGGACATACACAAGAAACTTCAGTCGCTTGGCTTTGACAAGCGCACGGAGATATTTGCCGATAGTGCTGAACCAAAGAGTATCAAAGAGCTTCAGTTATTTGGTTGGAACATAAAGCCAACGGCCAAAGGGAAGGATTCGGTTATGGCCGGTATTGATATGCTAAAGCGTTATAAACTTAATGCAACTAAATCAAGTGTGAACTTGATTAAGGAATTAAGAAACTATAAATTCGTAGAGGACTACAACGGAAAGGTATTGAACAAACCGGTGGATTCATACAACCACGCTATAGATGCGGTGAGGTATGCAACATATAACCGAATGTCAAGACCAAACTACGGAAGGTACGCAGTTCGTTAAAATCGTTATTTAACTATGGACATTGATATTATAATTCCTGAAGGATTGCAGGACATTACCCTTGAGCAGTATCAGAAGTTTCTTGCTTTGAAAAGCAAGGACGATATGTTTCTTACTCAAAAGGCAGTAGAGATATTTTGCAATGTCCCATTAATACTTGTGGACAAGATGCCGTACAATACCGTTCAGCGACTTGCTAAACGTGTGTTTAGTTATTTTGAGGGCAACCCTTCGCTTGTGAAAAGAAAGACGCTTAAAAAGGTTTTATATGGTTTTGTCCCAAACCTTGAGGATATAACGCTTGGTGAGTATGTTGACCTTGATGCCAATGTTGTTGATTGGGCCAATATGCACAAAGCGATGGCCGTGTTGTACCGGCCTGTTGTTAGCGAAGCAGGAGAGTATTACGAAATAGAGGAATATGATGGTACGGACAAGTATTCCGAGCAGATGAAGCAGATGACATTGGAAGTGGTACTTGGTTCGCTGGTTTTTTTTTATCGTTTAGGAATCGACTTGTCGATAGCTATGACGGAATCTTTGGAGGAGGAGATGAGCACGACCTCTCTGCAGAAGCAAACTTCGGAAGAAAGTGGGGGTGGTACGGAAGTTTTTATCAACTCGCTCAAGGAGACGTTACAAAGTTTGAAGCAGTTAGTAGACTCCCCTTACACTCCGCTTTAATGTACCTTGAATTTGAAAAAGAGAAAATAGATACTGAAAAGAAGTTACTTAAACAATGAGAGGATACTACGATATATTAGAGAAGCTACGAGTAACGCTTGAGGCAAACCCAAGCGTGAATACCGTAACGGAAGGAGACTTGCTTGACGTTGACCTTGCAAAGCAAACTATCTTTCCTTTGTCGCACATTATTATTCAGAATGCTACATTCCAAGAACACACCATAACGTTCAATATGAACATACTTTTTATGGACTTGGTAGACTTCAACAAGGATGAGCCAAAGGCTGACAAGCCTTTTAGGGGAAACAACAACGAGCAGGATGTTCTCAACACAATGCTTCAAGTAGCCAACAAACTATGGAGCGACTTATCAAGAGGCGACCTATACACGGACAAGTACCAAATATCAGGTACACCAAGTTGTGAGCCTTTCGTAGAACGCTTTGACAATCAAGTAGCAGGATGGGACTTGACTGTTGCTATATCAATTCCAAACTCCGATATAAGTGTCTGCCCTTAAACCTACACATTTAAAGGAAACATTTGACAAGTTCGGCAAGTATGTCGTGCAACAAGCACGAGCCAACCTAACCAAAAAAAAGAAGAACGTTTCCAAAACGCTATACGATAGCATTCAGTACAAGGAGACAACAAGCCAAACGGGTGCTTCTTTTTCTTTTGACTTTCTTATGGAGGACTATGGAGAGTTTCAGGACAAAGGGGTTAGCGGTATTAAGAAGAAATACAACACACCATACAGTTATACCAACAAGATGCCTCCTCGTGGCCCACTCGACAGGTGGGCAGTACGCAAGGGCTTACAAGGTGTTCGTGATGACAAAGGTAGGTTCATATCTCGCAAGAGTTTGGTCTACCTAATTCAAAGGAAACTGTACTACAAAGGTATCGAGCCTAGTTATTTCTTTACAAGAGCATTTAAGTTGGGCTTTCAAAGACTGCCTGTTGAAGTCCGTGAGGCCTTCAAACTTGATGTTGAGGATTTTATGAAGTTTACACTTAAAAATATATTCTAATGCCCATTGTATCACCACAAAGTTTAGTAGGAGCAAGAAGCCCTATATACATTACTGCCGGTTATTCAGCCTTATCTTCTTCACTAACAGATGTTGAGTTTGAGCTTTACATTTGGACGGGTTCAAGAACCTCACGTCCAGCCTCCGCACAATACACTTTGTTCCGTGATGTGTTTGCAGGTACTGATGTATCTTTTGATATTGCGCCAATGGTTCGTGAGTACCTTTCAAACGAGTACGAAAACTTTGACGGCACAACTGTTGCCTTCGCACCGGATGGTAGCGTAGTGTGGGTGCAGATAGATTACACGGTCAATTACCAAAACAAAGCAGACCCACCTGTAACAGTTAATGATACAGGAAGCTCGGATATCTTTGAGGCTTCTAATGGTTACCACATATTTATTGAGGCTTCCAACAAGGAAGTAAACAAAGGTTACGCAAGTATAAATGCGGTTAAATACATTCAGGATACAGGCAACGAAGTTGTGCCTGTATATCTTGGCAAGTGGGGTGAGGGCTATGATATATATTGGGCGTATAAAGATAGAGTTATTGCAGATGGCGGTACTGTTGAGGGAGGTAGTGCTTGTGCTAATATCGGGCTGCACAAAGTAGAGTATTTAGGGGATAGTGGCTACAATGTAGACTTACCTATTACTGAAGCACAACTACAAGGGCTACAAGCAGAGGAGCGAGTGATGCTACTACCTTGTGGTGTTACTAACCTTACTACTTGGTTGGGTAGTGTAGGTGAGCCATTGACTTATGCAAATTACTACGACCTCAACCTCAAGGACAAGGATGGTACGACATTAGACACTCGTAGATTCTATCCTACTTGTGAAGCAAAGTACACACCTGCTCATATGCAGTTCGTAAACAAGAATGGTGTTTGGGAGAGCGTAACCTTCTTTAAGCGCAGCGAGGAAGAAGTTAGCACTTCGGGAGAACAATACCGCAAGTCAATAGGAAGCAGCTCGTCAGCAGGATTCACATACTCTACAACAAACCCATTGTACCAACGCTACAACGTAAACGGTAGAAAACGCTTTACGCTAAACACGGGTTGGGTAGGCGAGGATTACAATGCTATAATGGAGCAAATGATGATTAGCGAACGTGTAATGCTTGATGACGTTCCCGTGAACGTATCAACACAAAGCCTAACGCTTCAAAAGTCTGTCAACGACAAGACTATTAACTACATTGTGCAGGTAGAAGAAGCCTTTGACATTCGCTATGTATAAAGTATTGCTTTACATAGACGGCCAACGGGCCGACTTGTTTGAGGACGAGAACATAGAAATGACTTTGACCACACAAAACGTCAAAGACATCTCAAAGGTATTTGGGGATTACAGTAATGGATTTACGCTTCCGGCTTCAGCAACAAACAATGCCATATTCAAACACTATTACAACGTTGACTTGTTAGGTGGCTTTACGGCTAACCTACGAGCAGATAGTTTTATTGAAGTAAACAACAACCTTTTTAAGCAAGGCGTATTAGAGCTTGAGGAGGTACAAATGAAGGACAATGAGCCCTATGCCTACTCCGTTTCTTTTTATAGCAACACAACGGCTCTAAAGGACTTGTTCGGTGAGGATACACTCAACGACCTTGACCTATCGTCATACGACCACACCTACAATGACACGAACATTGTAACAGGACTGAATGGCTTTGTAAGTGGTACAAGCAGTTCTATTATCTATCCTCTTATCTCACCTGTAGCAAATTGGTACTATGATTCAAGTGGTAGTGACCACTCACCGAATAACATAAGCTACCATAACGGACACAATGAACACGGAGTATTCTACTACGACTTGAAACCGGCAGTTAAGCTGCAGAAGATTATAGATGCGATTGAGACAAAGTACGGTCTAACCTTCAATAGTGACTTGTTTTCTTCTGCTGACTTTGGTGATTTGTTTATGTGGTGTCATAGGAGAGCAGGTTATATGTTCAAAGACCAGTCTAATGGATTTACTCCGGAGGTGATAAACTTCACCTCAAATGCAACAGGAGACTACAACCTAACTACTCAAAAATATACGGTAACGGCTGCCCAAGAGGCAGACTTACGAGTGCGCTATACCTTAAACTCTGCTGATGACTACAAGATACATATTTTTATAAATGATAAGCTATTTAGTAGTCGTAGTCATAGTGGTAACATTGTTGATGAAATTATAACTCTTGGCGAGAGAGCAATAGGAGATACTATTCAATTTAGGTTCTCACCGCCTAACGATTGGGATGCAAGTTCAATTAGCATCAACACCACCACCTTCTACTTGGAATATGACGATGGTGCAAGTTGGCAAGAGGCTGATACGGTAGGAAGGTTAGCGTCTCAAAGCATCACGAGTGAGGTGGTTGTTGCTGACCAAATGCCAGAGCAAAAAGTAAGCGACTTTATAGGAAGCCTTGTAAGGGCTTTTAACTTGGTGGTGGTGCCCACGGCACCTTCCACATACGATATTGAGACTTTGGACGATTGGTATAGCGAAGGAACAACAAGAGAAATATCCGAATATGTAGACACGGAGGAAGTGTCTATAAAGAAAGCTCCGTTGTATCGTAGAATAAATTTCAGCTACAATGAAACGGAAGCTATACTTGGCGAGGAATACAGGCTGCAGAATGACATTGGTTATGGCGACCTACGGGCCGACTTCGCATTTGATGGCGAGGAGTTTGAAGTTAAAGTTGGCTTTGACCATATGCTCTTTGAAAGATTGAGCAACCAAAACGGAGGTGCATTAACAACGATAGGTGTAGGCAAGAGTATTACAAGAGAGATTGAGCCATATATCGGCTCACCACTTATCTTCTATGTTCCTGCTGCTTTGAGGGGTACAAATACTTTTGCATACATACCTATGGGCACAAACCCAACGGAACAGTCTAAAACAGACTTTTGGCTTGTTAGTAATTTAAATAGCGATGTGGCATCGAGCGTAACCAAGACACTAAACTTCGGAACGGAGGTAGACCCGTACTTGTTGCAGGGTTTCTCAACAGGCTTGTACGATACTTATTGGAAGGATTACATCACGGACTTGTATGATGTAAGCAGAAGGGTTTTTACCTTCAAAGCGCAGTTACCGTTGGGAATTATGGTTCAATTAAAGAACAATGACAAGCTAACAATCCTTGAAAGAAACTACATTATAAATTCAGTAAAGCTGAACCTCACCACCGGTGAGGCTTCATTGGAATTGCTTAACGATGTGTAATATATGAGCTATATACGTTATTTGATAGAAACACTTCCAGAGGTCAAGCCGACCACGGAGAACATAGCCATAGCAAAAGGCAAGTACCAAGAGCCAAAGAATTGGAAGCAATACCTAAAGAAACTAAAGAATGGCCATTAAGGAAACCGTAAAGATAGACGTAGAAACTAATGCGGATAAGACGGCAGACGACCTAACGTCTGCTATCAAAGACTTGCAGAAGGCTATTGAAGTTATGACCGGTTCTATGAACGATGGCTTCCAAGAGGCTAACGACAACATAAACAAGGTTGATGAAGGTGTTCAGGATATTGGCGATAGCGCAAAGAATAGCGAGAAAGGTGTAAAGACACTTTCAAAAGGTTTTAGGGGAATGGGAGCTGCTATGAAAGCAGCCGGTATCGGTCTTGTTATAGAGGGCTTAAATATCCTTAAAGAACTTTTTGGTGAGAACCAAATTGTTGTTGATGCGTTCAATACGGCATTTGAATTTCTATCCATTGCCTTTAATGACTTTGTAAGCTTCATTGTTTCTAATTCCGGTGCAGTAACCGGTTTCTTCAAAGGTATTTTTGAGGACCCGAAACAAGCATTGCTTGATTTTGCTGATGCGTTTAAGAGAAACATACTAGAACGCTTTGATTCATATCTTGATACGCTTGGCTACTTGGCGAGTGCCGTTAAAAAAGTATTTAGCGGAGATTTTGCCGGAGCGTTAAAAGATGTTAAAAGTGCAGGTAAGGAATCGCTTGACGTTCTCACCGGTGTTAACAACACCTTTGACAAGGGTAAAGAGGCCATTACAAAAGTTGCTACGGCAACCAAAGACTATGTAGTTCAAACGGCCAAAGCTGCAAAAGAAACTGTTGAGCTTAACAAGGCTGCCGAGTTATCGGACTCCATACGTCAAGGGTTGATTGAGAAGTACGACTTGGAAGCAGAGAAACTGCGACAAGTACGTGATGACGAACGTCAAACTATTGCTGATAGAATAAAAGCTAACGAGGACCTTGGTGCGGTATTAGACAAGCAAGAGGCAGAGATGATGGCTGCAGCCCGTACACGGTTGTTGGCTGCCGAGCGTGAGGCCGAGAAGAAAAAAGGCAACCTTGAGGCTGAAAAGGCTTTAATAGAAGCAAAAAATGAGTTAGCAGGTGTTGAGGCTCAAGTAGCAGGTTTCCGTAGTGAGCAGTTGAGCAACGAAGAAGCGTTGCAAAGAGAATTGCTTGAACTGAATCGTGGTAAGATAGAAGCGGAGAACGAAGCTGCAGAAATTGAGAAACAAGCAGCTATTGATGCAGAGCTTGATGTTATCAAGCGCATTCAGCTTGAGAAGGAATTGGCTCAAGCCAAGAAAGAAGCCCGTATAAAACTGATAGAAGATGAACTTGCTATCACGAAAGAAGGAACGCTTCGCTACCAAGAACTGCTAAACGAAAGGCTACTTGCCGAATCGGAGTTTAATGCGGAAAGCAAAAGGCTTGACCAAGAAACGGAACAAGCAAAGATTGACCGTAGGATAGAAACGCAACAGGCTATAACGCAAATAGCCACGCAAGGGCTTGATGCCTTGTCGGCATTGTCCGAGGCCTTTGCCGGTGAAAGTGAGGAGCAACAACGTAGAGCCTTTCAAGTTCAAAAGGCTTTGAGTGCTGCAAACACGGTTGTATCAACTATTGAAGCTGCCCAAAACGCATATAGCACGGCTCAAAAGAGCCCTATTACGGCAGCGTTCCCTGCATATCCTGCTATACAAGCAGGGTTAGCCACGGCATTTGGTATTGCAAAGCTGAAGCAGATACAAAACAGTAAGTTTGAATCACCGGACGTGCCTACGGAAACAAGCGCACCAACGGGCGGTTCGTTCACACCTTCATTTAATGTTGTGGGTGCGAGTGGTACAAATCAAATTGCACAAAGCCTACGACAACAAGGTCCGGTACGTGCATATGTTGTGGGAAGTGATGTATCTTCCCAACAGGAAATAGATAGAAAACGAGTTAAAAACGCAACATTGTGAAAATAGTAGAACTAATACTTGACGAAGAACAAATGTTGAGTGGCGTACAAGCCATCAGCATTGTTGAGCATCCGGCCATTGAATCGGATTTCATTACCTTGAGCAAAGAGCAAGAGATAAAACTTGCAGAGGTAGATAGCGAGAAGCGAATCTTAATGGGACCTGCACTTATCCCTAACAAGACTATCTTCCGTACCAACGGTGAGGAGGAGTATTACATATACTTCTCAAAGGACACGGTAAGAAAAGCCTCGGAGCTTTTCCTAACGAAAGGCAACCAAAACAAAAGCACTCTTGAGCACAACTTTGAGTTAGAGGGTTTGAGTGTTGTTGAGAGTTGGATTGTTGAAAGCGATAAAGATAAAAGCCAGTCATACGGTTTAAATGTTCCCGAAGGAACGTGGATGGTTAGTATGAAGGTTTACAACGATGAGGTTTGGGAGAGTTACGTAAAGACCGGTAAGGTCAAAGGCTTTTCCATTGAGGGCTACTTTGCAGATAAGGTAAATATGTCCAAGCAAATTGATGAGGACAAGAAATCGCAAGAAATTCTTGATGCTATTGTTAATGAGCTGAAAATTTGGAGCAACGGTTGAATAAATGAAAATGAAACAAAATAGTTTAATATAGTTAGTTTATTAGTTATGAGCGCAAAAGAAACCCTATCAAAAATTGCCGGTCTACTGAATGTAGACCTTGCAGAACAAACTCAAGAGGTGTCTCTTGAGAGTATGAAACTTGACAACGGAACGGTTATAGAAGCGGAGAGCTTTGAGGCCGGTTCAGCAGTTTTTATTGCTACTGAAGATGAAAAGGTTGCCTTGCCTATCGGTGAGTACAACCTTGAAGATGGTCGTGTGCTTGTTGTTGCAGAGGAAGGCGTAATTGCTGAACTCCGTGAAGCAGGAGCCGAATCAGAGGAAGTAGAAGAAGAAGTAGAAGCTGCCGAAGATGAGGAAGTAAAAGAAGAAGAAATGGCGTACGCAACTAAAGAAGAATTAGGTGCTGCTATGGACGAACTCAAAGGAATGATTGAGGAAGTCAAGCAAATGATGAGCCCTAAAGAGGAAGAAGAAATGAGTGCAGAGGAGCACGTGAGCAAAGAAGCAACTGAACAAGTTGAAATGAGCGCACAAGAACCGGCTGCCAAACCTATTAAAGCAAACCCTGAAGCATCAGTTCAAAAGGATATGATGAAGTTTGCGAACAATGGTCGCAAATCTACTTTGGACCGTGTACTTTCTAAAATTTCTCAACGCTAATGAAGCAGGTAGAAAAAGTTTGGGCAGAGTTATCTGCTAAAGCTCAAGAGGCTTCTAAAGAAGTTGAGTTGAGTGAGGTTCAAAAGGTTGAGCTTGGTGTAATTGATGACCTCAAGTCTCTTGAAAAACAAGCCGTTAAAATTGCTCAAGACCGTATAGCGGAGTCAAAGGAAGTTGAAAAAATGTTTCAGCGAGTAAACAAGGCAAACTTTGCTGCTAAAGAAAAGATTGAGCAGTTTAGAAAGGAAGCATTCAAAATAGGTTTTGAGGCAGAAAAAGTTTTAAAAGACCTTGGAATGGCCGTCCCCAAAGAGCTTTTCACAAGAGTAGATGCGGTTTCTGACGCTGGTGGGAAAATACCTACAAGTAGAAATGCAAACGTATTTTCAATTTAAAAAATTAAAATGAAAAGAGTAGAATCTATATGGGCTGAATTATCAGCCAACAAAGTTGAGCTGAATTCTGTAAAGAATCTTCAGGTTTATGTCAAAAGGCTTCCTAAAAACGCAAAGCAAATAGACAAAATGGAAGCGGATTTGAATCAAATGGCTCGTTCTATTTCTAAAATAGCTTCTGACCTGCAAGATGCCGTAAGAAACATTGAAGGAAACATTGAATATGCTAATGATGAAATCAAAGGAATAAACAAATCCTTTTCTGATTTAGGTATGAAGCCTTCAGATAGCAAGGAGTTTATGGACGCTCAACTTTCCATAAATCAATATAAAGGTTACTTAAACTTTTATAAGAGGCTTATCGCAAATGCCGAATCGGCAAGAAAAGCTCTTACTTAAAAATTAAATAAAAATTAAATAAAAACGAAAGATGGCTACAACTGTATCTATTACTACAACTTACGCTGGCGAATTTGCAGGTAAGTATGTTTCAGCAGCACTTTTGTCTGCTGATACTATTGAAGGCGGTGGTATCACCGTAAAACCGAATGTAAAGTACAAAGAGGTAATGAAGAAACTTGCAACGGATGCAATCGTAAAAGATGCAACGTGTGACTTCGCTGATACTTCTACTGTTACTTTAACGGAGCGTATCCTACAACCTGAAGAGTTCCAAGTGAACCTTGAGCTTTGTAAGAAAGACTTCCGTTCTGATTGGGAAGCAATCCAAATGGGTTACTCTGCATTTGACAACTTGCCTCCGGCATTCTCTGACTACATCTTGGGCCACGTTGCTGCCAAGGTTGCAGAGAAAATGGAAACAAACATTTGGGCAGGTACTAACGCAACTCAAGGTGAGTTTGATGGTTTTGAAACTCTATGGGAAGCTGATGCTGACGTAGTAGACGTAACAGGTACTTCAGTAACTGCTGCAAACGTAATTACTGAAATGGGTAAAGTAGTTGATGCTATCCCAACTGCAGTATACGGAAAAGAAGATTTGTACTTGTACGTTTCTTCTAACGTTGCTCGTGCTTACGTTCGTGCGTTAGGTGGATTCGGTGCTTCAGGTTTGGGTGCTAATGGTGTTCGTAACGAAGGTACTACTTGGTTCAACGGTCAAGACCTTGCATTTGACGGTGTGAAGATTTTCGTTGCTCCGGGACTTGCTGATGACACTATGGCTGCTGCTCAAAAATCAAACTTGTTCTTCGGAACAGGGTTGTTGGCTGACCACAACGAAGTGAAGTTGATTGATATGGCGGACCTTGACGGAAGTCAAAACGTTCGTGTTGTAATGCGTTTTACTGCAGGTATCCAATACGGTATCGGCTCTGAAATCGTTCTTTACAACTAAAATAGTTGATTTAAACTAACAAAGAGGGCAGGTAGGCAAAGGCTTGTCTGCCCTTTTTTAATACATTATAATATGGCTTGTGATTTAACAAAAGGACGTGTGCTTCCTTGTCGTGATTCCGTTGGTGGAATCAAAGAGGTTTACTTTGTAGACTTTGGCGACTTGGGTACCGTTTCGGAATCCGCAGATGAAATTACGGATATGAGTGGTACGTTTAGTGCGTTCCAATACTTGCTAAAGGGCAATAGCTCTTTAGAGCAAAGTGTAAATGCTTCTCGTGAGAACGGTACAGTTTTCTACGAGCAGGTATTAAACTTGACTTTACCAAAATTGAGTAAAGAAGATAACAAAGAATTAAAACTTTTGGCTTATGGTCGTCCACATATCGTGGTTGTTGACTATAATGGCAATGCTTTCTTGATGGGCCGTGAGCACGGTGCTGATGTAACAGGTGGAACAGTTGTTTCAGGTGCAGCGATGGGGGACTTGAGTGGTTACACCCTATCCTTTTCTGCTTCCGAATTGACTCCTGCTAACTTCATTGACTCTCCTGTTGCTGGAGACCCGTTTGACGGTATGGCTGCGGCTACTGCAACGATTGTTGCTGGTTCTGACTTCTAAACGTTTGTTTAGCAAAATGAAAGGGAGAGCTTCGGCTCTCCTTTTTTTTGCAAAAAACTTTAGTGATACGTTATTTAGGTATGCACATAGTAAGTACAACGAACAAGCAGATTAAGTTTGTTCCACGCATAGTGGAAACCGGCACAATATCTCTCAAGATAACGGACGAGCAAACAAATAAATCTACAACGGCCAACGTAACCGCTACGGAAAGCGGTAATTTTGTGAACGTTACGCCAACATACACATTCAAAGAAGGAAGATTTTACTATATTGTGATGACCGGAACAAAAGAGTTGTATCGTGGTAAAGTGTTTTGTACCGACCAAACGGACTACGACAAGTACACTACGAACGAAAACGTATATACGGAATACGAGAAGGCTAACGCCAATGAATACATAGTAATATGAAGCTACACGCTATAAATCTTGCAAGTTACACCAAGCCTCAAATCATTGAGCAGAAGAACCGTGATTGGGTTGAGTATGGTGCTGACAACAACTACTATCAATACTTGATAGACCGTTACAACGGTAGCCCTACGAATAACGCTATTATAAATGCCGTTAGCGACCTTATCTACGGAAAAGGTATAGATGCTACGGATAGCAGTAAAAAGCCCGGAGAGTACGCTCAAATGCGTTCTTTGATTCACGGTGATTGTTTGCAGAAAGTTGCAGGAGACTTAAAGTTGATGGGCCAAGCAGCATTCCAAGTAATTTACACCAAGCAGGGACGTCAGGTAGCGCAGGTAGAACATATGCCTATTCAAACGATACGTGCGGAGAAGTGTAACGAAGAAGGGGACATTGAGGCTTATTACCATTGTGCTGATTGGACAAAGCTGAAGCCAAACGAAAAGCCGGAACGCTACGCAGCGTTCGGCACTTCAAAAGATGCTATTGAGATACTTGTAATACGCCCTTACAAAGCAGGATTCTATTACTACTCACCGGTAGACTACCAAGGAGGTATTCCGTATGCAGAACTTGAGGAAGAAGTAGCAAACTACCATATCAACAATATCAAGAATGGCCTCTCGCCTTCTATGATGATTAACTTCAACAACGGTGTACCGGATGAGGAGGAGCGTATGGACATTGAGCGTAAGATACGTGATAAGTTTTCCGGCAGTTCAAATGCCGGTAACTTCATTCTTGCGTTTAACGAAAGCAAAGAGTTAGCTGCATCTATTGATGCCGTACCACTTTCGGATGCGCCACAACAATATGAGTTTCTTTCTAACGAAGCAATGCAAAAGCTAATGGTATCGCACCGTGTTACCTCGCCTATGTTGTTGGGTATCAAGGATAATAGTGGATTAGGAAACAATGCCGAAGAAATTGAGACTGCCAGCTTGTTGTTTGACAACACGGTTATTAGACCGTTCCAAAACTTGATTATAAGCTCTATTGAGCAGATTCTTGCAGTCAACGGTATAAACCTTGACCTGTACTTTAAGACTTTGCAGCCTTTAGAGTTCACGGATAGAAGTGCTTCAGTTACGAAGGAAGAAACGGAGAAGGAAACAGGCGAGAAGTTATCCGCACACGATTGCGGATGCAAGAAGGTAAGTTTAGCAAGTAAGCAAATTGATGGTAGAGCTGCATTTGATACAAAAGAAGAAGCGGAATTAGCTGCAAAGGAAATCGGTTGTGAAGGCTATCATACTCACGAGCTTGATGGGCAGACTTGGTATATGCCTTGCCAGTCCCACGATATAGAGGAGCTAAAAGACAAAGACGACCCTTGTTGGGACGGCTATGTTATGATAGGCCACAAGATGAAGGATGGTAAAAAGGTTCCTAATTGTGTTCCGGAGGAGAGCTTGGAAGCCAACGCTGATGCTTTATTGGAGTTTGGTGAAGATGAGGACTTGGAAAATTGGGAATTGGTTGACGAGCGTGATGTTGACTACGACCAAGAGGAAGCCCTTGACAAGATGATTGGCCTTGCAAGTACAGGAGCGGCCCGTCCGAACGCAAAAAGCGAGCAGGATGGCTCTAACGCTGCCGGAGAGCAGTTTAGAGTGCGTTATCAGTACTCGCCTTTGAGGGCAGGAGCCAATAGCCGTAATTTTTGCAAGAAAATGGTATCAGCCAAGAAGATATACCGCAAGGAAGATATTGTAAGAATGGAAACGTTGTCGGTCAATGCAGGTTTTGGACCTAACGGCAGCGACAACTACTCAATATGGTTGTATAAAGGTGGTGCAAGATGCCACCACAAGTGGGTGCGTAAAACGTATATGTGGAAAGATGGTGTTAAGCCGGACGTTAAAAGCCCGAATGCTGAAACAATCAGCACAACGAAAGCCCGTACAAAGGGTTTCCGTGCACCGGCTAATGAAAACAAGGTTAGCATAGCACCAAACAGGATGAAGAACAAGGGATTCATCAACCCACCAAGTGATAAAGACAAACAAGGAGGAATCTAATGGCTACTGCACTATTCATAAAACGAAGCGACCTTGTACGTAATACGTTTCTTTCCGGAAACGTAGATACTGACAAGTTCATTCAGTTCATAAAAATTGCACAAGAAGTACACGTACAACAATATCTTGGCTCAAAGCTATACGACAAAATATCGCAAGATATTATTGACGATACATTAACGGGCAACTATCAAACTTTGGTAAACGACCACATACAAGCAATGATTATACATTGGGCTATGGTTGAATACTTGCCGTTTGCAGCGTTTACTGCTTCTAATGGGGGAGTATATAAGAAAACCGTAGAAAACGGTGAGAACGTATCCCGAAACGATTTGTCGTTCCTCATTGAGAAGGAACGCAACCTTGCTGAATACTACACTCGTAGGTTTATTGATTATATGGCGTTTAATAATAACTTGTATCCGGAGTACAACACGAATACAAATGATGATATTCACCCTTTAAAAGATAGCACATTCAACGGATGGGTACTGTAACAACATACAAGCCAAAGCAAAAGAACATAAAGAAACTGCAAAGTTACTTGTTAAAGAAAACAAAGAAGAATGGCAACTGACGAAAAGGGCTACGGCTCAATATACGGCTCTACTTGGTGGGGCAGCGGAGATGCCTTCACCAATCAGATAGGTTGGGGAAGTGCAATGTTTTATATTCTTGACCCTGCACAATTCCAACAAAGAGCGTTAGCGGATGGTGCTACGATGGAGGCTTTTGAATGTGTCAGTAAGTCATTGAGACGATTCCCACAAGCGGATAGAGGCAGACAATTGATGGATGCTTATGATACGAGAGTGGTAGCAGCAGGAGGTGATACTGAATC